CACGGTTTCTTCTGGTTCCGCTGAGGGTCCGGCTCAGTCTGTGGCTGAGGCTTGGCAACGCGCTAAGAGCACGCTCTCTTAGTTACTAGTTTATATGGAGGTGACAGATGTCAAACCCTAATTTTGATGAGATCCTGTCAACCACCCTAAATAACTACGTTCCGAAACTGACTGACAACGTTTTCACGGCTCGACCTCTGTTCTATGCCCTGACAAACGGTCAGACTATTCGACGTATTTCGGGTGGTAACAAGATTGTTGTTCCCATTATTCATGGGAAGAACACCACCACTGGCTCCTACAGCGGCACCGATACTATTTCCACCACGGCTCAGACCGGCATTTCGGCCGCAGAGTACGACTGGAAGCAGTACGCTGCCACCGTGACCATCAACGGTCTAGAGGAAGCCCAGAACAACGGTGAAGCCCAGATCATTGACCTGCTGGAAGGCAAAATCTTCCAGGCGCAGGAGTCGATCATTGAAGACATGAACACCATGCTCTTCGCTGACGGCACCGGCAACTCGTCAAAGGATTGGAACGGCCTCGCCAACATCGTGGACTCCACCGGCACCGTCGGTGGTATCGCCCAGTCCAGCAACGCCTACTGGGCCTCCACGGAGACTGCCCAGGGTGGTGCAATCACCACGGCTGCGATGGCCACGATGTACAACAGCATTTCGGTTGGCAACGACCAGCCGACCATCATCATCACCACTCAGGACGTTTACGAAGACTATGAGGCTCTTCTGACCGACCAGATTCGCTACACCGACACGGATGTTGCGGACGCTGGTTTCCAGAACCTTCTCTTCAAGGGCGCTCCGGTGACCTTCGATGATGCCTGCACCACGCAGACCATGTACTTCCTCAACACGAAGTACCTGCGGCTCGTCGGCCACCAGGATGTGTGGTTCAAGCCCACTCCGTTCGTGCGCCCGACCAACCAGGATGCTGTGTTCAGCCAGATTCTTTGCTACGGCAACCTGACCGTGTCCAACCGGGCACGCCAGGGAAAGATCACTGGCGCTACCTGATCCTAGGTGACCCGTTGGGGGGCTTCGGCCCCCCACGGGTTCATACTTTTGGAGGAAATCATGGCAAGAGATTTTGCGATCAGTCACAGCAGCAAAGCACGACCTTACGGGCAGCCCGCCGATGGGTGGCATCGTCCACGACCTACTGCCCATGCGGCTGGGTCGGCTCGTAACGTTCAAGCGGTGAACCCAGTGGGGGCACCTCCGGTGCAGCCACAGGCTTGTTCTGCTACTACGAAGGCTGGTGCGCCGTGTCGGGCGTTGCCCGTCACGGGCACCGATTTGTGTGTGTTTCATGCACAGCAGGCGGGTGACAAGTAATGCAACTTTCAGAAATGCGAACTTACGTTCGGAACGTTGTTGATATTGACACAACTGACATTTCTGATACAACTTTGAACACGTTTATTCGCGACGGTTCGGATCTAATTTCGTATTCGGAAAAGCGGTGGCCATTTTACGAAGCCTCAACCACGTTTTCCACTGTTGCCGACACAAAAGATTACACTCTCGCCACCGTCGGGGCGTCACTGTCGGTGACGCACGATGGTGTGTCTATTTCTACCGGTTTGCGTGAGATTGCTTCTCTGCGAACCGATGATCATGTCATTGAGTTTCTTGGGCGTGACGACGGCGACGTACTGTACCCGTTGGATACGAACTCTACGGGTGAACCGTTTTATTGGACAGCATGGGGCGACACGGTTCGCTTGTATCCAACCCCGGATGCTGTCTATACGGTGAACGTGCGGGCCTATCGTAACCCGATTGAGTTTGGCGGCAACACTGCTATTCATCGTGCCGCTATTTCTGGTGGCGATACCCCGGATATGCCTGATCCGTTTGATCAGGTTCTCGCCTTGTACGCGATTTACAGGTCGTATCAGCAGCAAGAAGACGGCGGCATGGCACAACAGTACTATGTTTCATTTGTTGGCGAACTCGATAATCTTGCTGATCGTTTCAATGATGCTCCGGCCCCGCAGCCTCTCGTGTTGAACTCCACGAGAGCCTCCAGGTGGCGTTCGCAACAGATTCTGCCGGATCGTTTGCGTTACTCCTGGGAGTAACGGATGGCCCTCGCATCCTTCATCCCCCCTGCCGTTGAGGCAGCCCCGTATCGTTACGAGGAACTCGCTGACTTCACCGGTGGTTTGAACCTGCGCGCCGATCAGGCCAACCTGGTGGAGAACGAATCTCCCGATGTGCTAAATATTGACGTTGATCCGCGGGGCGGTGTTCAGCGCCGCGACTCCGTCGATGCGTTGAACTCCACTGCGTTGAATGGGGCGATTACGAACGTGTGGGGTCACCATGAAACTGGTGGCACTAATCAGATTATGTGTTCTGCGTTGAACAGTGGCGGCACGAACACTGAGTTGTGGTTTGGAACGGGAACCGATTTCACGCAGGTTGATGTGTCTGCGTCTGCGGTTGAGTTGACAGGCATCGGTAAGCCTGCTGCGGTAACATTCAACGATGCAACATACATTACAAACGGTTCTTTGTTTGATACTGATAAGTCTGCGGTGAAGTGGACAGGCGCAAACGACGCCACCGCACTAACCCCAGACATTGACGGCTCTGACGGCCATTTCCCGCAGGCTCGCCATGCGGCGACTTGGGGTGAGCGGGTGTGGGTTGGTTACACGACGGAGTCGGCAACCAACCACACTTCCAGGGTGCGGTTCTCCAAAATCAACGATGCGGAGAACTGGACCAGCACTGATTTCATCGACATTGATATTGGCGAGCATGGTGACAACATTACAGCCCTGTTGGCTGATGGCGACCGACTGTTGGTGTTCAAAGAGAACTCGGTGTACGCCATTTACGGGTTCGATGCGGATTCGTTTCAGGTTCAAAACATTACTCGTACCGCCGGATGTTTGAACGGGTCGCAGCCTGTCGCCACCCCATATGGGGCGTTCTTTTGGTACGCCCAAGATGGGGTGTATGTGGTGACGCAGTCTGGTGTGTCGTGGGTGTTTGAACGGTTGAAGCCTGCGATTGATCAGTCGGCGTTGACAACGGGAACGGTTCCGTCGTTGATGTGGCACAACTCGCGGCTCTGGGTGTCAGCAGATTTTCAGTCTGGTGACGCCAATGGGGGTGCAGCGCAAACGGATCGCCGTAACGTGTTTGTGTGGGATGGTTCGTTGGGGCCGTTGGGGGCGTGGACCCGATATGACATCAATGCCCGTTCGCTGCACGCGTATAAGCCGCCTGGCGGTACTCATTTGGGGTTGTGTGCTACTTCTGATTGGTCTGGGACTGCGGCGTTTACGCGTGTGTCGAAGGTGGATCAGTCTGCGGATACGGATGACTATACGGGGTCTGGTGCGTCTGAGATTTATTCGCATTATCAGACTCGTTGGTTGGCGGGGAATCGCCCGACGTTTAGCAAACGTTGGGGGAAGACCCGCACGGTGTTGTTGACTGATAATACGGTGACGATCAATATGGTGATCTATAAGGATTACAATTTGGGTTCTGGGTCGACTTCGTTTAGTCAGGCGATTACGGGTGAGGCTTCTACGTCGGTGTGGGATACTGCTACTTGGCAGAATGAGGCTGGCACTAGCGGCAACATGGTTTGGCGGGCACAGGGGTTGGCGAGTATTTACAAGTTTTTCAGGTGGCCTACGGCCGGGACAGCAAGGGCTATTTCTATAAGGTTTAGCGTCGATCCTAGTACGGCTAATGGGCGTGGCAAGTGGGGGATGACTTCCACGATTGGAATGTATAGAACGAGGAGACTTAGGTAATGGGCGATTTGTCGATTAGCAACACGTTTGCGGCGGGTACTGCTGCGGTTGCTGCGGATGTGAACACGAACTTCACTGATGTGGTAAATTGGGCGAATGGGTCGCCCAATTTGTCGAAAGCGGGTTCAACAACAACGGTGGACGGCGCTCTTCAGGTTGATGAGGCCGCGACTTTGTCGACTACCTTGGACGTGAC